GTACCTACTTCACTAGCCATATCATTAAGCAGTTCCTGTTCTCTCGGAGCTAATACACTTGCATAGTCACAATATACTCTAATTGGGCTGTTTTCAGTTACATTTTCTTCATTAAGGATATATTCATCCTCAACACAAACGTAACCAGTGTCAGTTTGTATTTTATCTATAAGGGAGCTTATGTTAAACATTTTTTATATCTTTACAAGTAGCAAAAATATTTACCCAAGAATTTAAACTAAATTCTACCCTTATTACCTCAAAAGTAAATTGCTTAGTTTCCACATTTACTGAAAATAAATCACCTTTAATAATAACACGGCTGATAATATAGGATGCAACTGTATGGAAGTTATAGTTCATACCTGCGTAATAGATATCGCCATTATCTATTTGCATTAATTTCTCTTCTTCAGCTTCCAATGCAAAGATACTACCCATATTAAAAATAAGTTCTTTACCAAAAGTAGCTAAAAAATCTGTATCAACTGACGTTAAGTTCATTAAGTATTATCCTTGAGACTTGCAGCTAATAATTTAATACGTGCTTCCCACTTAAATTTACTTTTAACACGTTTGCTATTTATTAAATAAGCCATTGGCGGGGCAAATAGCTTATATGTTGGTAATCTCTCATTTTCTAACCAAGTTTCGGATTGTAATCTAGCATAAATACCGTTAGGAGTACTTGGTTTAGCTGTTACTCTACTTTTCTTATTATAATAAAATCCCTTTATACCTAAACTTCTAGCATTATTTAAAATTGCTGGAAGTTTTTTCCCTTTAACCACAACAGTGTTAAAAGTTCCTGACTTAAGCAACTTAACTTTAGTAACAACAGGTCTATTATCATTAGGTTTAAGTAGTTTTTGTCTATAGTGTTTACTTCCTACTTTAACTTCTAATAATTGCTTACCAATTGTCACTCGTATCTGCTCAACTGGAAAATTTATTAAATCATTATCTTTTATTTTAATTTCAATACTAGCTTTACTAATATTACCACTAACTCTTGTTAATGGACTTACAACAAATAACTTTTTAATACCGGATAATCCATCCCTATGTGCCCAAGTATCCGCTGCTTCTTTTTGCCAGTCATCAACAAACTTATTTAAACTATTATTGAAATTATTACGTCTGTTTGTATATTTAGCGGCAGTAGCTTGACCAATAATATCTAATCCAGTTACTTTAACTGTTTTAATTACATTAGTCATAACTACTACCACCAAAAAGTATTTTACTTAACTTTCCAAGAAACTACAGAGTTAATATCTGTATGTCCCATTAGGAAAGAGGTATGTAATTCCCACTCTTCTTTACCTGTTTTGCTATTTTCCCAATAGTTCAACCAACGTGGCATAGCCGCATATCTTGCACGTGGATGTTGAATACGGAAATAAACTTTAATACCGCCAGAAGCTGGAAGTAAAGCTACGTAACCATCTGGTACAAACTTAGTTTCAGTACCATCATCACGAGTATGATATACACCGTCATAAGTATGAATGTCAAGTACAACTCCATTACCTACTGCCCATGAGCGACGATAATTCAAACCTTGGTATTGTTCAACCATAGGTAGAATCTTAGTCTCAACTCGTAGCAATACGTTGTTAGTATTTTTAGCAGCTTCAGAGTAATTAGCTGTAACATCTGCTTCAAATAATTCATAAGCATCTGTACTCATTACTACAGTACGAACTCCAGAGTTACGACGTGCAGCAGTATTGTACATAGTAACTAGGTCTTTTACAGGAGATGGTGCTTTAGTTCCACCTGTACTTCCCCATGCGCGTTTACCTACACCACCATTAGCATTAAGAGTAGTTAAATCTACATGTGGAACATACCCTTTAAGCAAATCAGCTTCAGTAGTTACAGTTTGTCTACCAAAAGAGTATGCAATTTTAGGATGTTTACCTGTTGCATTTCCTGAAGAATCTACACCAGCAGTATAGCCACCTGTAAAGATAATGTCTGAGGCGATTTTTTCATGTAAGTTTTCAAAACGTTGTTCTGCAATAGCTAATTTAGCTTGTAAGTCTAGTGCCTTATTAACCATTGGGTCAGCTACTTGACCAAACTGTTGACCAATCCTACGTGTACGTAGTTCATCATACTCAGGAGAACTTAACGCTTCCTTAGCATAACCTGGACGTAATTCTGCATGACCAAAGTTACCTAATTGGATAGGAGTTGCATCTGCATCTGCTGATACAAACATACCCATAGTATTCTTTGTTTGAAATTCAAAATCAAAGTTAATAGTATCTGATTCAGTTGTACTTTCTTCATTAAAGAAAGACTGTAACCAGTTAGTTCTGATTGTTTTATTAGCTGGGATAACACCTTTAAGTAATTTCTGTACTTGGTAAGGTGACATAAACTCGGTAGTTGCCATTATCTTAATTCTCCACGGTTAAGTACTTGTTCTTCACCTGCACTCAGGAATCCTATCTCACTAAACTCAGTACCAACTACAAACATCTTCATTAGTTCGTATGTTAATCCACCAATATAGTAGTCAGTACAAGCAGTAGTTGTTAGGTCACTATTAGTAACTGCATCTAAAGCTGGGTCATTGTACCATTTAATAGCATCCGCCCACATACTAACTTCAGTAAAGTATTCAGCTTTTGTATCTGCTGAACTAGCATTAACATCATTCAATAAAATACCGATTGGTTTATTGAATGGGATAGTAGTTGCAATTACAGTTACAGTTGCCGCAGTACCAGTACCAGTTGCAGCTAAATCAGTTACATTAGTTTGGTTAGTAGTTGATACAAAACTTACTGCATTAGCTGTACTTGATTTAATAGTTGCCCAAGCACCCAATGTACCGCTTGTAAAGCTACCAGTTGTTACTGGATTTAAAGTATTAGCTTGTGCAGCAGTCATACCTGCATATAAGTTACTGAATGCTTTTACTAAGTCAGCTTTAGGACATGCAGCAGTAGTTGTAAAAGTTAAACCACCAATAATAAGCGTTTTAGCTGTTAATTCGTCTGCAAAAGTAACAAGGGCTTTCTCAACCATACCTGAATGTGCTGATAACTTACCATCTACATTGTTTTGTAAGAAAGTACCTGCTTTTAATACTTGTCCAGAAGCAATTACACCTGTTTGAGTGTAACGGTCATCAGCCCGAAAGTATTTTTTAGGACGTACATTATCTGCATATTGTGTCCAGCCACCATTTGTAGTATTAGTTCCTGCGGATAAGGCAGAAGTAAAAGGTGATAAAGATGCGTGTGCCATTATTTAGCTCCCATATCGTAAAGTTTATCTACGGCTTGCTCAAAGATAGACATGAAAGTATTATCTTTATCTGCTTGCATTTGATTAATTACAGAAGTATTTGCACTTCCTAGATTACTAGCTGAAGTAGTAATAGCATTAGTAGCGTCTTTAGCTTCTGCGATAGATGTAAATACATCATTAGCAATATCTAGGGTATAGTTTTTTGTGATAGCTTTAACTACTGTTGCGCTATCAATCCCAAAAGTATTACCTGAATTAATAATATCTACTACTCTGTTTCTTTCTGCGGCTACAGCAGTACCTACTGCTAAAGCCTGTGCTTCTTTTAGTGAGACATTTTCAGCTTGTAATGCTACAAATGCTTCAACTGTTAAGTTGTCACTCATTTTTGTACCCTCTCTAGTTTGATTTAGTTTTTTCCATTAATAATATCGAAAATATCTTCAATACCTACTACAACTTCATCTATTAAACCTAATTGTTTAGCTTCTATAGCAGAAACAACATCTCCAGCTAATTTATCTATGGTTTCTAACTTAAGACTGCCATTTCTATAATTAATTACTGAGTTAGTAAACTTAGTATCAATTTCCATAACCTTTTTAGTCATTTTATCTATAACATCTTGACTAATACCTTCATGTGGATTGTAACTTGCTTTATTAGCTCTACTACGGATAACTTGATAGCTAATACCATCAGCTACATCCATCTTAGTTACATCTATTAAAGTACAAAGAGCGCCAATACTTCCGACAGAGGCTATATCAGTTGCAAATACTTTTTTACAACTTGCTAAAATAGCGTAACCTCCTGAATGTGCTATGCTATCGGTAAAACCGAAAGTATTAATGCCCTTTGTAGGTAAACTTGCAATGTAATCTGTAAGTGGAAAACATCCAGCAGCTTCACCACCACATGAACTAACGTTAATTATTAAATTAGTTATTCCAGCTTTAATAGCTGAATTAATATCCTGTTTAATACCTTCATAACTGGTTATACCTGAACTTCCAGCTCCATTTTTATTAACCAAACTACCATATACTGAAATAATTGCATAATTATTAGTAGTATTTAAGTATTGGTGCGTATTACTTGGTGTTGATTGACTTCTATCTATACTTTCTTCTGCAAGCAGTTTTAAAGTAACTTTATTATTAATTAACTCTAACTTTTCTTGAGAAATTAGTAATGGTGTGTTTATAAGTCTATCAAGAATATGGATGTAATTCATATTTCCTACCTAATTTTATTTTAAAATAGTATAACACAAGTATTTTAAAAATCATACACCTACCTTGTCGCTGGTAGCCATTGTAAAGTAACTATTCATTCCTGCAACAGCAACTAATAACTTGGTAAGGAACTCATTATCAATAATTGTACTTGTACTTGGGTATATATAAGCTATAATTGGAAGCCAAACTATAAGAATATTTAAATAATTTTGTACTTCTTTCCAGAAAGCCGCATTTTGAATTACATTCCCCTTCTTTAAGACTGAAAAAGATATAATAAGTTCATTTTAACTTCCAGTTGTATTTGACTTAGGTTTACTATTATTAAGTGTAGGGTCTGTTTGCTTTTGTTCAAACAATGCTGCAAATCCCATATCGGTAAGCATAATTTTGCTTTGTTCAATTTGTTCTTTTGTATAACCAAGTTCTGCCCATACCGCAGTTATTGGTTTAAATCCAGAAATAACAGCAAGTAAGTCAGCTTGATAATCTTTAAGGTCATCAACCCCATGCCAACGAGGGAATTGGAAAGTTGGTATTGCATTACTTACAGGATAACCAAGTGCTAGTGCAATCTCTTTAAACCTACGAGTTAATGGTAATAATATATCAGGTATAGTTATAACATTATATATGAACTCTAACCTATTGCGATAAGTTATAAGTACAGCCCGTATACTGCTAAAGTCCATACCTGAAGTATCGCCTGTAAGTTCATAGTATGGAATGTTAAGTGCTGCTGCAACTTTCTGGTATTCTTCTTTAAGTAACGCAACTAAGTTACTACCAATATCCCTACTTTGTACTAAGTTGAACTTACCTGAAGTATATTGTACACTTCCACCACTTTGTGAGAAAGCTAATTGTTTTTCCGAATCAGAAGTAAATTTTCTTCCTAATTGTCTTACTAAGCCTGCTGGGTCAAGTGATTCATTATTCATCTCAGATATAATCCAACTAATTGCACTTGCACTTGTTTGTGTTCGTACAGTAGAGGTACATAAATCATCTAGTTCATATAATGGGAGTAAACAGCTACTTAATAAAGGTATACCTCTCCATTGATTACTTCTTTTTCTCTCAAAACAATGGAGTATATCTTTTGCTGGTACTTGTACCCGTACAGCCATACTATTTGCATCAGGTAATGCACTAAACTACGTTCTTTAAAGAAATTATAGAATTCTGGTTTAGTTTTTGTAGCTTTATCGAATGTAATACCGTAGCGAGTTAAGCCAATATTTTCTACTTCATTTTGTAAACCAAAATAACTAGCATCTAGGTATTCACTTTCTATGTTTTGTAACTTTAAAGGGATTTTATTACCATCTTTAACTATAACCATTCGGCTAATAGCTTCACCCGACTCAAATCTATCACCATTCCATGTCGCTTGCATACTTCCTAAATCACCTTTACCATCTAAACTAGGGTTTTCTATAAATTCATCCCAAAGTTTCTGCATTACATGGTGAGTTTCACCTTTTTGATTCTTAAATTTAACCTGAATGACACCTAAACTTGTGACATATTTATCTCTAGCGGCAGATGCTGTTGGGTTATTTCTTATTAAGTGCCTACATCTTCCTTGTATGAATACAAGTTCACCTGCACTTAAGGCATCTGCATCCCCTAATATAGCTCTACGATGTTGATTTCTGTAATCTGTACTTGCACTATCAAAAGCAGGTATTCTTAACCCATAGTCATAGGGAGTTCCATCTTTATTATTAGCTATACTTACCATACTTTTACCTACTTTTCAAAAATCATCGGAATATTTCTATTCTTATTAAAGATTGGGATACTATTTGTGACTGCTGTGCGCTCTGCAATATAATTTCTTAAATATTGCGCCCGTTTAACCATGAAGTCAAATAATTGGTGAGAAGTTTCAAAACCATATCTTCTATGGAAGTTGGTTGAACCTACTTCAATAGTTTTAACTGTTTTACCTGCATAATGCGCTGATATAGCTGCATTAAGAATATTTAATTCTGTTTGTGCATCTGCTATAGATAATACTTCTATTTCTTCTGGATTCATTGTACACCTTTATATAGGTTAAGTTCCATAATTAAAAGTAATGGGTTATTTGGAATTACATACTTAGTTTTCCAATACTCCAGTGTTTGTGCCATTTTTCTATTATTTATTAAAGTAATAATAGGACTATCTAGTTTTAATTGTTGGTCTGTTCGTAGCAATAAGGAAGTTATAGCTATATGTTGGGTTGTTGTTAGCTTTTTAGTAATTTTTTTCTAATAAAATAATGGCAAATGTCTATATCTTCTTTTAATATGGCATCAGCAGTAAGTATATCATAGCAAGTTTTGGGGTACACATTAATTGTATGGTGATACCCAACTGATAACTTCCCTAAATAATCTTTTATAGCATTACTTTGATATTTCCTAGTTAATTTAATAAAATCATAGCTTAATTTATGCTGCTCTGTCATGGTATACTCCTTTTTCTATTTCTAACCAATGTTCGTTTGTAAATAATCTAACTTCCGCCGCATAATAAGCAAAGAAAGCATTTTTAGTAGCTGCCATTGCATCCATGTGTTTTCCTGGAACTAATTTATATACTTCTTTAACTATACTACTTGTTGTTGATATAACTTTACGGCAAGATGTCATCTGTTTTTCATAATCGCCATAACTTTGTTCATTAAAATAGAATACATCATGATGAGCTACAACATTACCATAATTATCTTTATTTTTATTTAGTGATATTCTTCTTAATACTTCATCATGACAACGATGTGTTCCAATATAATATACAGGAACACCCATTGTTTGTGCTAATGTTCTTTTTGTATTATGTAAAGTAGTTACAACAGCATTTGAAGGTTCTCGGTAGATTTCATCGGAACTATATTTAAGTTCTTTTGCACCTTTAGTTGCGCGAATATCAACACCATAACTTTCATTCATTAATTTTACCCAACGGTAAACAAGTTCCGCTGTCTTTCCATCACCAGAATCTATACCTCCTGACATAAAGGGTAAAGGTATACCTGTTACATGAGTTACACCACCCAACACAAAATCTGTTAATCTCTGCCAAACTGGGTCTTCCCAGTTGAAAACATTGCCAAATAATTCTACCCATTTAATTAAGTATAAGTTTCCATTTCTTCCTGCTGCAAAACTAACAACTGCAAACCTATTATGTTGTACATCTATGCCGACAAAAGGTATTAGTGCTTCATATGGTGCGATACCTTCTGGATAGTTACTTCTTAGTGCAATCATTTCTTCTTCTTCCATTGCACTGAAACCACCTGCATAAGTTCCACCTTTACGGTTATTAACAAAACTCATCATAGGTGCTTCGTTGCCTTTACCTAGTTCTAATTTTGCAAGTATATAGTCTTGTGCTAGGCTCTCATAGTTACTACCATCTTCAAAACAACTCATAAGTTCACTAAAGTCAAACCCAAAAGTATCTGTAACTCTAGGATTCTTTTGATGCCATCCTTTACTGAAATTTCCAGTATGGTCTGTAAAACCAAACTCCTTACCTTTAATAATATTTAATGTTTTCTGCTCAAAAGTCCAGTTAGATTTACAGTAAGGACACAAAAATTCCGCTGTAGTTGGGTCATCTTTACCATAGATGCTATCTATATATCTGTTGGGGTATTCACTCCATACTATATTGTCGAAAGCTGTCTCATCCATAGGTACAAGTTGCTCACATACATGACAACATGCTTTAAAAACCATATAATTGCTTTCTTTAATAGCTTTCTCTACGCGACTGAAGTCTTTAATAGTTCCTGTACCACCGAAGATAAACTTTCTCTGCGTCAATGGTACAAGTTTCATTCTTTGCTTTAAGTTTTTAAAACTATCACCTTGATTAGCTACATCATCAGGTACATCGTCCGGCTCTTCTATCTCTACATAGGGAATATTATCACCTTTCTGATTACCGATACTACCCAAAGTGCTGAGATTAAGTTGTCCACCAGCAAAACTATATTGATACATATTTTCTTTATTTTTAGCTACACCTACGTTAATTATCTTCTTAAGTACAGGTGCGCCAGCTAGAAAATCTCGCCACTGACCAGTTGCAAACTTTCTTACAGCTACTCCAGTGGCAAAACCAAGTAGCATGTTAGTTGGGTCAGTATGTATCCTTTTTCCTCTGTATATATTAATAACTGTTGTCCAACCTATACGTGCAGATTTCTTACTAACAATATAAGGTATATATGGGTTATCTAAACAGTCATATACATACTCCATATATGGCATAGCTAACGGATTAAACTCACCCACAGATATGGTACTTTGTTTTCCAGTAAATGTTACATACTTTCTACCCCAATCCATAGTTGTTATACGAATTGGTGGACGAAATATATCCCTTACCAGAGTAGCTAATAATCTTCTTTCAGACATATTAGCTAATGTTCTTTTAAATTTCATAGTAATACCGAATTAATAACAGAATCTAAATCTACTTCTTCTTCTAATTTTCTAGTAACGTAAGTATCCCCATCTAAATTAACTTGTTCACAGATAATGCTACCAAATTTATGTAAATGTCTGAAACATCTATCTACAACTTCTTGTGTTTCTGGTTTACTAGCTGAGATTGCCTTAAGTTCATTTGCAATATTAACTAAAAAGATACTAAGAAGTTCGTACTGTTCTTTTGCATTGATAATATCGCCTTTATCTTTTAAATTATTTAGATGTATACTTTCTTCTCTAGCACGGTCTAACTTTATTTTTGCAATGATAGCTGCTTCTTGTATCTTTGGTAAACCACTTTCTGTATCTGCTGACCGATAATTGCGCTTACTTTCAGCTTCTAAAGTTTTAGCTTTTGCTGCCTCAGCTTTTGCTTGAGATTTACGTTGATAATACTTAAAGATAGCTTGTATGCACTCTTGAGTTGTTGCATTCTTATCTGGAATTACTCCATTTGGATACTCTAAAGAACGAAATTCTTCCATAATCTTCCAACTATTAGCATTTAAACCTAATAGCATTTCAACATGCCGTCTAACGTATGTCTCTTGAGCATATTCCACTATATTATTTTTTACTTTTTCTGTTTCAATTTGCATTATTATTATCCTTAAAAATATGATATGCTATCAATAAGTTATTATAACCTGAAGAGGGTATTATGTCAGAAAATATTAAACTAGATAGCGATGATAGTGAGCGTTTAGCTATACTTGAAGTTAAATATGATTTACTTTGTGAAAAATTAGAGAAATACTATTCTATTTTAACAGAGAACCATGCAGATATTAAAACTAGCTTGGAACTTATAGAGAAACAAACAGCTAGGTGGGAAAGTGTAGGTAGTGGTATACTTATTACTATTGGTTTTATTTGGGCAATATTTAGTGGATTTATAACAGATGTTATACACGGTGTTTTAAATAATAAAGGGTAATGTATGAACTTTGATGATAGTTTTAACTTATTAATAGATGTTGAAGCCGGTTTTACTGATAATAAGTTTGATAGGGGGAATTGGACTGGTAATGAACTTGGTGTTGGTATACTTAAAGGTACTAAGTACGGTATAAGTGCAGCTAGTTACCCTAAACTTGACATAAAAAACTTAACACTTGCAGAAGCAAAACAGATTTATAAAGTGGATTTTTGGGATAAAGTAAGTGCAGATGAATTACCTGAAGTTATTAGGTATGATATTTTCGATATGGCTGTGAATAGTGGTGTGCATACTGCTATTAAAGTATTACAAAAAGCCATAAATGTTAATCCAGATGGTATTATTGGTAAAGATACTTTACAAGCACTAACAAAAGTATCTTCTGAGTCTTTAGATAAGAAGTTTAATGGCTACAGATTATTATTTATTACAAGTTTAAGTACACGTAATTGGGAAAACTTCGGTAAAGGTTGGGTTAATCGTATTGCGAATAACTTAATTAAAGATTAGTAAGAAAACTTGCTAAAATTAAGTATATTATGTTATATCCCAAAAAGCATAATAATATAGTTGCGAGTTATGAATATAATTCTGAGTTCAAAGAACTTGGTACTTACTTATGGAATAATGCACTCACCACCAACGCACAAGTAGCAGGTAAGTTACCAATTAATAAATACACTAAGAAGTATGTTTGTGGGAGAAGAATTAACTTTCCTATTCCAGCTTACGTTTACTACTTACAACTTACTTTACCAAACATAACCCTATATAAAATAGGCTATACTAACTTAACAGTTAAACAAAGAATTAATTACTTTAACTTACA